GAGATGCGGAAGCATCAAGAAGTTTAACTGGGCTTGGACGAAAGTAAATACTTCCCTTGGCAGGAACGCCATCAGGAAAAACGTCAGCATCTACTCCATCACCGTACGCCAAAAGGAACTGTCCTACGACAGTGCCATAATCTACGTTAGTTGGGAGGGCCATCTTACCTCTATTCTACCAGTTAGGCGCTTCCGCCATCTATTTCATCTGGGAGACTTAGTAGCCCGTAATCCAAGTCATTCCATGCAGTTAGGCCGTCGCCAACCTTAACTAAACGAGTATCTGTTTCAATGCCAACCTCGCCTTGTGCGAGAGTTGGATTTTCTGTCGCCCAATTGCTGGCGGTGTCATTCCGAAGCTGAATCTGAACTGCCATTAAAAACTACCTGCGCTTCCGCCTAATAGTGGACTTATCCCACCATATATGCTATCTGCTTTTCCGCCGTCTACGTTTCCGTAAGGTTGACCATCCGCCCCGTCTGCGCCCTCTAGACTTGTAAGCCATTCTGCCTCCGTGCCTGTAAAGCCGTTCGCTTGAGCTACCTGATAGGCAGATAGCCCAGTTAGACCTTGGTCTCCCTGAGGCCCAGTTGCACCCGTTGCCCCCGTTGGGCCTGCTGGGCCGATTGGGCCTTGAGGCCCTGTTGCACCAGTCTCACCCTGAGGCCCCTGTAGGCCTGTTGCTCCAGTTTCACCTTGAGGCCCTTGAAGCCCCTGCTCACCCTGAATACCCTGAGGCCCTTGTGGCCCAGTGTCGCCCTGTGGGCCTTGAGGCCCAGTCTCGCCTTGAATACCTTGGATACCCTGTGGGCCAGTCTCACCCTGAATACCCTGTTCGCCCTGTAGCCCCTGAGGGCCTTCAGCACCCTGAGGCCCTTCTGGGCCTTGAGGGCCTTCTGGGCCTGTTTCGCCCTGAATGCCTTGAGGGCCTTCTGGGCCTTGTGGGCCAGCGTCTCCAGTATCGCCTTTAGGGCCTTGTGGCCCCTGAGGCCCCGGAGCACCTACTCCACCAGCCCTGTCGGCTGCTCTGGGCTTCTTTCCCTTTACGGTTCTGTCGAGCTTATTAATCTCATCTTCAACCGTCTCTGCCCACTCCTGTGACTGCGCAGGTAAGTTGGAAGAGGGAAAGTAAACCATTGTTTTATTATACCGTAGCATAAGAAAAACCGCCCCCGGAGTTCGACCTCGACAGGGGCGGTTTTAACACACACAACACAGGTAACGCAAGGAGCGACGCTACCGAGATAATTGTAGCATACTAAGCAGCGATTTTATTGAGCCTATCGAACCTAAATCCACTCCAAGTCTCTTCGCCAAACTGCACAACAGGCGCTTGAGTGAATCCAAGGTCACGAATCTTCTGCATCGCCTCTTCGTCTTTACTAATGTCAATCTCCATATACTCAATCAAGTTTCTCTTCAAAAACTTCTTTGTGCTATCGCATTGGACACAGGCTGGGAGAGTATACACAGTAACCATTATTTTCCTATCTAGTAAAGTCGAAAAACCCCGTAAATACGGGGCTTCCGGCGGGGTCGGAGTTCAATTGTAGCATAAGAAAAACCCCCTCCGAAGAGGGGGCTTTTCTATGGGTTTTGGGTTTAGGAACCAGCTCCAGTTGAAGCCATTGTTCCTGCTGGAACGATGAAGCCACCAGTTGAGATGTGGCGAATTCTCATCTCCCAGTCGTCGTTGTCGAATGAACCCTCGCGAGCAGGAACCTCGCCACCACCGAGGTAAAGACCTCCGTTGGACTTGATGCGAAGCTCTGGGGTCTCGTAACCGCGTAGGAATCCAAGAGCAACGGCTGGGTTCAGCTGCTGTCCGGGAACTGGAATCAGGAACCAGTAAGCGCCAGCACCAGAGTTAATCTTGGTTAGCCAGTCGTTTACAACGATGGTTACCTGAGAACCAATTGGGTTACCAGAGATGGTCGTGGTTGCAACGCCACCAGCGGTGGTCTCGGAGCGAACCTCCTGCACAGCAAGAATCTTGCGAGCAGTCATCTCAAGAGCACGAGGAATAACAAGTGCGAACTGAGTTACAGGAGTAATCTGACGGCCATTGTAGGTCTGCAGGTTAGCAGCCTCAATTGCGTCCTCCAGTGAGTCAAGGGTTAGGGTTGGGTTGCCAGAAAGCAAGTTCTGGTTTCCTGACTTGAAGTTGGAGGTGTTTAGACCACCAGTTGCTACCAACTGCTTGGTAACCTCTTCGTCTTCCTTACCAGCAGCCTTAAGAGCTAGCTCCACTGGGAGGCGCTCTAGCAGACCAATCTGTCCGTCATTTACGATGGACTCCCAGCTGAAGCGAATACGCTGACCAGCCTTCTTGACCTGCATGGTCTGCTCGGTAACCGAGAACCATCCAGCAGTTGGGTACTCGTCGTACTCGCCAACAGTTGGTAGTGAACCCTCACGGAAGGTGTCACCCTGATTGTCTTCTCCAGCGTCGTCGTACTTTAGCGCCTGAAAAGTTACTGGGCGGAAGTCGTCAACTACAAGCTGAGTTGCGAATTGGTCCCAGACCTTCGGGGTTGCCTCGTACTCCTCAAGGAGAACCTTGTTTAGAGTAGGGACAAGTAGCTCTGGGAGGTCGCTTGTGGCGATACCTTCCTGAAGCTTAATCTTGTCCATTCTGTCGCCACGCAGAGCGCCCTCAAGGAGCTTTGCAGCCTCTAGCTGGCGAGGGGTAATGTTGTTAGTCATTTTCTATTCCTTTTCTGACTAGACAGTCTGCAATAGACGTACGTGGACCTTGGTGGTGCCCAGCTTTGTAACGTGACCAATCACCTTGTCGGTGGTGGTGTCGTTAACTTCTGCAATGATGCCAGAAGTAGCATCGTCGTTACCATAAGCAATGTCGCCAACTGCAAGAGTTGCACCAGCTGCTTTGGTAAATGCGAATACGCCACTCAGCTGCAGAGTCGCATAGGTGTTGCCGTCTTCACCGGTTACGGCATTCTTTTGAGCTACGCCAACAATGCGGCCTACCTGTACCAACGCACCAGAGGTGACTGTTGAGTGCACAGGAAGGACGAGCTCGCTGCCCTTTGTGTAAATCTCGTTAGTAGACATTTACTCTTTCCTTACTTTCTTTTGATGCGTGACACTACTGCGTCAAACTCATCGGCGGTTGAAGAGGCGGTAGCCTCGTGGACAACACCACTAACGTCTGCAGGAGCTGCTGCCTCTGCAACAAAGCCCTCGCGGATTGAGTCAGCGTAAGCCTTCTCATCTGCAATTAGCTCGTCTACGGTCTTGGTGTTAGTGTCGGACTTCATTGCCTCAGCTACACGCTGTAGGGCAACTTTAGGAAGTCCTGACTCGTTGAACTTCTCCGCTACCTCTACTGGGTCAATGGCGTGGGTTTCTTCCTCCACGGCCTCTTCCTCAGCAGGAGTTGCAGCCTCTACTAGAACCGATACCGACTCACGCAGAGGGGCTAGAGCGTCAACGAGGGTTTCTTTAAGGTCGTCAAATGCGGCCTCAAGTTCTTCCTTCGTAATTGACATTTCTTTTCCTTCCGTTTCGGATTCCGCCACCAGTTCGGTAACGTCACCATTTTGTCTGTAGCTTTCAAGCAAGGAGACAAATTTGCCACCTGCTCCAGCAACAGTTACCACGTCAACGCTCGTCAGTGGGTCTTCCACTAGCGACTCGATGATTGGCCCTTCTCTACCCTCAGCTTCACCCATGTACGAGTTGCCAAGAGCGTGGATTGAAAGTCCCACATCCTCTGCCATCTCGCGAATAATTGGGGCGTAGTGGGAGTAAAATTCTACATCTGCATAAAGGCCGTTTTCTTTGAAGTAGGCATCAGTCAGTAGCTTGCCAGCTAGCTGATGTACGTCACGCTCTGGTCGGTCATTAGACTCAGACACAGATGGGTGATTCATAAAGACCTTGGTTCCAGCCCTGAAAACCTTAGGCCCGTCTCTCTTAAGCAGCTCATTGCCATAGTAGCCAGATGAACCCCATCCAGACTCTATGACTTTAATACGCCACTTGCTTTTTGATTCCTTGGCATCAAAGCCAAGCGACTCGGATAGCTTTATAGCCATACTACTCCATAACGAAATTGCCTATTAGAAATGATACCACACAGTGCTGTTAGGCCGATGGAGCGTTCTCCTCATCTCGGAGTTCATTTGAGTTATCCTGCATCGAACCGACAGCACCAGAGTTGCCCTGAGACGGCACTGCGCTTCCGCCGTCGTTAATTCTTGGGTCATCATCCACAGGAGGTGGAGTTCTGTGCATCTTCGTAATATCCAAAGTCTCGATTACTGCATCACGGTACTCGTCATCCCAGATGGCGTTAGTCTCCCGAGCAAGTGCCAGAGCCTGCATAAGCCTCTGAGTTGCCTCAACCTCAATCTTGGGCCAAGAGACCTGAACACTGGTTGCACCCATCCAAGTCAGAATTCGCTGATACAGAGTAGTCCAAGTTGACTGGCGAGACTCCATGGCCTTCACAGTTGGGATATCTAGCGTCTGTGCAGTTCCGTAAGCACCAGAGGTTCCCGGGTCGCTCATCAGGGCAACCACAGAGATTTCAAGTGCTGAAGCAACCATAGAGGCAAGTGGGCGACCAGTTGAAAGGTCAACGCTTCCTGTGCGTGGCAAAGAGGCTAGCTCCATGCCTTCACCCATAATTGCAGTCGAACCCACGCCGGGGCTGCCTTCGCTAACGCTAGTTGCAATCGAAGCTGCAGCTGCCGTTGCACCAGCCTTAGTCTTGGTGCGAAGCTGCCAAGCAAACATTGCCAGCGACTTCAAAAGTCTTGAGCCGTCTTTCAGGTACTCATTGTAGGCATGTGCCCATGGAAGAGCTGGCAACGCGTCTGGAACACCCCAGATGCGACCTGCCCTCATGTTGACTCTGCTGTAGAACATGGTCTTGCTCGCATCTACAGGCTGATTCTGAATTGTGGAGGCAAAGCGACCACTTGGCTGGTAGGTATCAACTGGATACCAAACATCACGAGCTGCAGCAGTCTCTAGCCCAGTTGGGAAGTTGACATCGGTGCGCTGCCACGTCCTGCGGATGTAGCGGATGCGCTCTGAGTCGTCTGGGTCAGTTACTGCACCAGTAATTTCGTTGAATGGGATTCTCTGTAGCTCACGAGTGTTGTTGTCGCCCAGAATAAAGAACTGACCATCGGTAAAGTGGCTGCGCTCGTTGATGAGCTGAGCATCTGATGAAAAGAGAACGCTCTGGTTCTGAGGGTTCTCAATCAGCCTGCGAATTCTTGGTGGCTGCTCTCCGAAGCTAACTCCACGACCAAAAACGTAGCTTGAGCGCATTGCAGAGCCACGCTTGAGCAGAGAGTTGCCCTCGGTGACCTCGCGAATCTTATTTGCAGCCACACGAAGCTCAGTTAGGGTAAAACCCTCCTGACCGAAGTGTGTGCCGAGCGGGTTCCAGCCATCATCGTCAAAAGCGATGATTGCCTGAGCCATAGAGGCATAAGATTCACGCAGAAGCTCGTTCTCGTTGCTGATAGCCTCAAACTGCTTCAAAAAGTCGGAATTGTCCACAAAAAGTCCTTAAAAGTAGATAAAAATAGTTTACCACACCCAATTTGAGTAAAATGGCTGGTTATTGAAGGCGATTTCGGGGTCTAGAATGATTTTATCGCCCGGTTTTGCCCCATTCATCTTGTCATTGAACAGATAATCGAGGTTCACAGCAGCGTAAACCGCCGAGTCTAGGTGGTCAGGAGACTTCACGCCTCTGGAGCGCATCTCGTCCTTAGACTCGATTTGCACCGAGCCTGTGGAGTGAAATTTGTACCTGAGCATCAACATTTCGTCCAAAAGCTGCTTGTCATCTGGGTCAATATCAATTTTGTTTTCAATCATCTGCTCCCGTAGGGAGTCGAAATTATATGCACGAGCATTGAACCACCTTGTGCGGTCTGGAGACGCTGCAGAACCCATCATGGTGATGATTGTGTATTTACTAGCAGCCAAGACAACCAGCTGGTCAATCACAGGGCCACCAAGACCCGCGCCATCCACTCGAACCTGAGTTGCGCCAGTTTCAATCGCAGCTTGGTGAACTCGGTTGGCAGACTCGACAGAGGTCGCCTTGCTCCAGCTCGAATACTTGCGAAGCCTGCCACCTTGGTTAATGTAGATAACGCTGTCGTCGCCACCAAAGCGAGCAAGGTCAACGCCAAGCACTGTAGGGACTTCTGCATCTTCCACAATGTCTGTGTCAATGCCTCTGTCAATCGCAGTCTGGCTAAAGAACGCAGTATCGTCCTCATCGGGGAACTCGCCCAGTACCTTTGACTTAAAACGGGCAGAGTCTTCGCCCCAAGCTATTTTTTGTCGGTTGACCCAAGTCGGCTGGATAAGTAGCGGTTGCACATCCTCTGGAACTTGTTCGCCAGTAAAATTAGGCGTATCGTAAGCCGAAATCTTAATCTTGTTCCAAGTTTCATCTTCACGGAAGATGCGATGAAACTCAGTTCCTCTACGGTCAGGGTTTCCGATGGCAAGAACCCTTGAGTCTGCAGACGTTGTAACTGCTTCTGCAGCAGTGTAGAGGTCAGTAGGAATACCGCCTGCTTCGTCAAGAATAACAAAGACATAGCGACGGTGGATTCCTTGGAAAGCAGATACGATGTCGGTATCGGCTGGTCTGCGCCCAAATCCGAGAAGTGTTCCATATTCATCATCCAACTTCCATTCTTCGGATTGGTTGATGTGTCCCGGCAACATAAAGCCACGAGTTGCTGCAGCTTTATGGTTATCCTTTAGCTCTCTAAACAGAACCCTCGCAATCTGAGGGTAGGTCGGAGCTGAACAAATCAACGCAACCTCATATGGGTCGTGGGTGGCTACCCACCATGCGCCCAAGATGCCTGCAGTTGCAGACTTGCCCGCTCCATTGCAGCTCACAACAGCAGTGTGAGTGTTCTCTGCCACAGACCTTCCAATTTCGGCCTGCTTCGACCACATGTGCTTGCCCAAGACATCTGAGGCCCAAGCAACTGGGTCTGATAAGTATAGCGAATTTCTGGAGCGCTTCCGCAGTTCGCCTACGACTCCATCTATAACGCCGTCAATATTTGTCATTTGTCAGTCGAGTAAAACCCGTTACCTTTAAATACTGTCCATGGCGTGCCAAAGAGCTTTGTCATCCTTGCACCGCACTGACCGCAAAACACCTGTGGCTCTTCGTCCATCGGGTGGGATAGTTCCATCATGTGCCCCTCTAGGCACTTGTATTCGTATAACGCCATCATTCCCGTTCACTCTCTAGCTCAGCCTTAGCCCGCACAAGACCCTCAATCACCAGTTCGTCTAATTCTTCTTTAGGCACAAGCGGATAGCGCTGGGCTAGCTCTTTCTTAGCAAACCCGAGAGCTGCATCCATTGCCCTGAGCAAAACCTTCTCCTGATACTCGCTGAGCTTGATAATGTCAGTGTCGAGCTTCGTGCGCTCGCTGTCTAGCCTCTTGCCAATCTCCTGCAGCACCTTGAGCAGCAATTTTGCAGAATCCTCATCGCGCATGGTAATCGCAGCATCTGACAGAGACTGCTTCAGCTCATTTAGCTCGTGCAGTAGTAGCTGACGGCGTTCCACCTCGTTCCAGATGTCCCGTCGGGACAAAAGCTGCTTAACGTGTAGCACAGCTTGCGCAGCAGGCACTCCGGTGAGCTGTTCCATCTCCTCACCGCTCTTGCCGGACGCAGCAGCCCGAATCAGGGTCTCGTCTAAAAGGCTTACCTCTTTACTCGACAAGCTTGTCCACCTGCTTTTTGATTTCGTCTATCTTGGTCTCAATGTCCTGCAAATACATGCCCAGTGCGTACACCATCTGCATAATGTCCATTGGCTCGGGCTGGTCTGCCTTTGGCTCTTCTGGCTCGTCGGCTAGTCCTCTGCTCATCTTGGATTCTCCTAAAATTTGTGCGAAAAATTTTTTGGGGGCCTACCCCCTGTTGGGTTTTTAGTTTTCTCGAATTGTTTGTGCTGCAATGAGGATTACGTCTATCATCTCGCAGTCCTCTTCTGCCTCGAAGTAGTAATGCTCCCCCTCGTGCTCAACTTCCCAAACGTCAACGCCATCTGACGAGGCTGGGTCGTAAAGACGGATGCTGATGAGGGTGGATTCATCACTGCCGTCTGAGAGGTCAATAGTTGCTTCGGTCATGTGAATCATCTTATCATGTGCTGGGATAGCAGAATAGGGACTGAATCGCTGAAAACTCAAAAATTTTGCATACGGTAGGGAAACGAGTAGTAAGTATACAAATCATCAAAATAAAATGATTTCTTTCATTAGAAACTAAACCCCTGCGAAGCGGGGAAAA